TCTTATCGACTAGATCACATAGCTTTTGTTGAATTGGGTGAACGAAAAGATGAAAATCCTTATGAGACATATCAAGAATGGTATACTAAAGATTATCAATCATTTGTAAGTTATAATATTACTGATGTGGAACTAGTTGATGCATTAGAAGATAAGATGAAATTGATTGAGTTGGCCTTGACTGTTGCTTATGAAGCCAAGGTTAATTATGAAGATGTTTATTCTCAAGTTAAGATGTGGGATGTGCTCATCTATAATTTCTTAAGGAGTAAAAATATAGTTGTACCCAAAAGAAAGACAAGTATAAAAGATGATCGGTATGAAGGGGCATATGTAAAGGAACCACAGACTGGAATGCACAAGTGGGTGATGTCATTTGATTTGAATAGTTTATATCCCCATCTTATTATGCAATATAATATCTCACCTGAGACTTTAGTTGAACAGGGTAATGGGGAAGTAAGTGTAGAAAAATTATTGGAAAAGAAAGTAGAGTTACCCGATGATGGTTGTGCAGTAACACCCAATGGTGCAAGATTTAGAAAAGATTTTCAAGGCTTTCTTCCTCAACTCATGGAGAAGATGTATGATGATCGAGTCAAGTTTAAGAAATGGACACTCGAAGCTAAACAAAAGTATGAAGATACTAAAGAGAGGAAATATTTTAACGAGATTTCAAAGTACAATAATATTCAGATGGCTCGTAAGATTGCTTTGAATAGTGCCTATGGTGCAATCGGCAATCAGTATTTTAGATATTATGATCGCAAGATGGCAACAGCTATTACTACATCAGGTCAGTTAAGTATTAGGTGGATTGAGAATAAGGTTAATAACTATCTTAATAAAATTCTATCAACAACAGATAAGGATTATATTATAGCATCAGATACAGATTCAATCTATGTAAGATTTGATGAATTAATTAATGAAATTAATCCAAAGAACCCGGTAGACTTTTTAGATAAAGTAGCCAGAGAAAAGATAGAACCTTATATCACCAAGTGTTATGAGGAGTTGGCTGAGTATGTTAATGCATATGCTCAGAAGATGGACATGGCTAGAGAAGTAATAGCAGATAGAGGTATTTGGACTGCAAAGAAACGATACATCCTTAACGTGCATGACAGTGAAGGAGTTAGGTATACCACACCACAGTTAAAGATCATGGGCATCGAAGCTGTAAAGTCTTCCACACCTGCACCATGTAGAGAGAAGATTAAAGAGGCTCTCCAAATTATTATAAATGAAGATGAAAAGGTATTGAATGACTTTGTTCAAGAGTTTCGGAAAGAGTTTATGAGTTTGGAAGTGGAAGAGATAGCATATCCTCGATCATGTAATAACTTGAAAAAATATAGAAACAGCTCTACAGTGTTTATAAAAGGAACACCAATGCATATAAAAGGTGCATTGATATATAATCATTTGCTAAATATTGAAGGAGTGGGTAATAAGTATCCAAAGATACAGGAAGGGGATAAGATTAAATTTTTAGAATTGAAAACTCCTAACAGAGTACAATCAAATGTCATCTCATTTATGACTCGTCTACCCAAAGAGTTTGATATGAAAGGTATTATAAATTATGATGTGATGTTTGAGAAGTCATTTGTGGATCCATTAACTTTTATTTTGGATGAGATTAATTGGAGAGTAGATAGAAGTTATGGAACTTCTACAACCCTGGAACATTTATTCGGATGATACCTTTTCCAAATAAAAAATATAAGACTATATATGCTGATCCTCCATGGTATGAACGTGGTGCTGGTAAAATAAAAAGAGGTGCAGATAAACATTATCAGTTAATGAAAACTGAAGATATAAAAAATCTTCCAGTTCAAGATATAGCAGATGATGAATGTTGGTTATATATGTGGGTCACTAATAATTATTTAAAAGAAGGCCTTGACATTATGGAACATTGGGGATTTAAATATATTACAAATTTAGTGTGGGCTAAGAATAGTTTTGGTATAGGTTATTACTTTAGGGGTCAACATGAAATTTGTTTATTTGGAAAAAAAGGAAACTTAAAACCCTTAGTAAGAAATGAAAGCACTTTAGTTAAAGCTAATAAAGCTGAACATAGTAAAAAACCAATAGAGTTTTATATTAAAATTGAAAATCAATCTCATGATCCTAGGATAGAATTATTTGCTAGAAATATAAGAAAAGGTTGGGATGCATGGGGCAATGAAGAACTTAAAGAGGAAGTAACATTGGAGCATTTGTTCGGATGAAATATATACCTTATGAAATGCAAGACGTAGGAATTGCAGAGAGTAAAAATTTATTTAGAGTGATTTCTACTTTCGCTGGAGGTGGAGGATCATCTACAGGATATCGTTTGGCTGGAGGAAATATCTTAGCCATTAATGAATTTGTGGAAGAGGCTCGAAATACATATCATGCTAACTTTCCACATACTCTTATCATCCCTGATGATATTAAGAAGTTATCAGGTAAAGATTTCCTTGAGCCATTTGATATGAAACCAGGTCAGTTAGATATACTTGATGGATCTCCACCGTGTTCTGCATTTAGTGTGGCTGGCAAGTTGTCTCATGGTAAAGGTGGTAAACATTCTGATGGTTGGGGCCAGACTAAAAAGTATTCAGATGATCAGATTGTAGAGAACATAGAAGATTTATTTTTTGAATTTCTACGAGTGGCCGATGAGATTAAACCTAAAGTTATCGTTGGAGAGAACGTCAAGGGATTGACTGTGGGTGAAGCCAAAGAATATTTTAATCGTATCAACAATGAATTCTCTAACATAGGATATGATGTGTCCGCAAAAGTGTTAGACGCTAAACATTTTGGAGTACCACAAACGAGAGCTAGAACTATCTTCATAGGAGTACGTCAAGATATTACATCCAAGATAGGATTGACGTTTATGAATATTGCTAGTATCTTTCCATCAGAGAATAAAGAGCTCGTTAGTTTGGAAGAAGGTCTAGAAGGATTGGAGATTGATAAAGAAGAAGCAAAGTGGTTGGAGGAAAAGTGGCACAACACAGCTTACTATAAGGCTACTTCTAGTTTGATGCCAGACGATCCAGAGAAAGTTTTAAGTGGTGATGACTATGGACAAAAGTCAAAACACTTTAATATGAAACGAGCATCTAGATATAAACCCGCACCTACTGTAACGGCTATGGGATCTGGTGCCACTAATGCAGGTACTATACATTGGAACGTGCAAAGAAAATTAACGATTAAAGAATTGAAACGTATCATGTCATTGCCCGATGACTTTAAACTAACGGGTACGTTTAATCAACAGGCAGAACGATGTGGTAGGATGGTACCTTCTTTGATGATGAAAGCAATAGCTGAATCAATATATAAGAAAGTGCTATCTAAATGTTAGTAACTATCTTTATAAAAAAAGGAGTACAAAAATCTATACATTTACCTTACGAAGCTCTTGACGAAGTGAGGAAAATAGTGTATAATAATAAAGATAAGTTTGTAGATTATTCAATCTGCATTTCAGATTATGAGAGGATAAATAATGTCGAACTTCTTGAAGAATGTAATTAAGGAGACAGGAAATGAATATGGCACGGTTGTTAGTGATGGGCTTGCTACTGCCGATGTGTCTGGTTATGTGGACACTGGCAGTTATATTTTCAATGCTTTGTGTTCCGGTTCTATTTATGGTGGGTTACCTCAAAATAAGATCACGGCGATTGCAGGAGAATCGGCAACAGGAAAGACGTTCTTTGTTTTAGGTGTATGTAAAACTTTTCTGGAAGAAAATCCAGAAGCTAATGTTGTATTCTTTGAAAGTGAATCTGCTATCACTAAAGATATGATTGAGGACCGTGGTATAGATTCTACTCGTATGGTAATTCTTCCAGTAACAACGGTACAAGAGTTTCGTTATCAGGCGTTAGCTGTGCTTGATGCTTATGAAAAAGATGAAGATCAAAAACCTTTATTGATATGTCTTGACAGCCTTGGTATGTTATCTACAACTAAAGAGATTGAAGATACAGAAGCTGGTAAAGAGACCAGAGATATGACACGGTCACAGATAGTTAAGGCTA